AAGTTTACCCTATCCTGTACCTGCTGAAATATCCTGTCTATTGTGCTGAATAATGCCTGATCGCTATCACCCAAACCCAAAAGAGGAACTATTTTATCTTTTACAACCGTTGATCCTTTTGGCTCTTTTATCTTCAGGTCAATGCCACTTGATAACTCTTGTAGGCTTTTAAATAGGGCATCAATATCTGACTGTATTCTATTTAACTCTTGCTGCCTTTTTTCTCTTGTGCCTAAAATATTTGAAATAATCCCTGCACCTGTTGGATCACCCTTTTGCCTTGCCTCTTGTAATCTTTTTTCGCTAAAAGCGTTTGCAGCATCCAATAAACCCTTTTCTGACTGGGTTAATGTTACACCCTGTAATTGTAGCTGCTTTGTTATTAATTGCTCTAATTGAGCCTGCTTTAATTTTACAGCGATTACCGTTTTAAGGTTAGCGATATAACCCTGATAGGCTGTATCTAACCCTGCAACCGCATTGCCTTCAAGTTTTAAACCGGAAAATATTTCCGGCTGAATCTTTTTAAGCTCGTTTAATGCAGCTAACTTTCTTTGCCTTGTTTCTGTTTCTGTTTTAAGGACGGCAACTAAAGAAGTTACCTCTGCCGCTTCCTTTNNGCCTTGAACAGCGTCTTTTAATTTCTTTGCGCTATTCTCTGCCTCATCTGCTGCCCTGCTTGTTTTAAACAGCTTATCACCAAATACAACCAACAAAGACGAAACCACACCAACGGCCAAACCAATACCGGCAGGGCCGGTTAATTCTTTACCTAAAGCCTTTAATGCGCCTCCTGTCGTTCCTGTTGTAGCCTTTAACCTCTGGAAAGATTCTAAAAGAGGGTTAATGTTATTAGCGATACCAATAAACCCATATGGGGCATCCTGCGCAACCCTTGACAGGTTCATTAAAGAGTTTGTAGCCTGATCTGAAGCATTAGGCAGCTTTTTCAAAGACTGTTGAGCCTTTTCAATACCAGTAGTAAAACCCTTATCGTTTAATATTAAATCAGTCTGAAGTACCGCCATTTCTTGCCTTTTCTTTTTCTTTGAACTTCATCAGTATCGCCCTGCTCTTATCGCTTACTGTTATTCTCCGGCTCTTTTGCATCTCACTAATCTGCGTCTGCAACTTGTCATCCTCCGGCAGTGGCATTATCCTGTAAGCGTTTGGCTCATTCTTTAACCAGGGAGAGATAAGGGTTACAACCGCCCTTCTTAAAACCCTTTGCTCGTAAAGCCTCTTATTAAAGAACCCCTTATGAAGCAACCAATAGTCACTTCTTTCCATCAGGTAAAATTCTCTCGGCAGTAGCCCTATCTCCCCAAACGCTTCAGCCCGAAGGTCATCCCATGACATCGGTTCGACATCATGGGATTTTACTCCCCCGGTACTTCGGATTTATTCAGCTTACCATACTCGTCAATGATCCTTACCACTTCATCCATTTCTAAAAGTCCAACCCATCCCTCTACATCTTCTTTGGTAAAGTCAACGACTAACCCTTTTGCTTTGTAATCAGTCATCAATCCGGCATAAACAATGGCAACGGAATAGTTAAACTGAGTACCTGCATCGTTAGCGTTTGACTTTAGCGGATCGCTGCCAATATATTCACCCAAGTATTTAGTGAAATAAAACTTGCCAACGTCCAACGTCCTTTCTTTTCCTCCGAGTTGTAATGTGATTGTTTTCATTAGTTAGTATATTTTAGGATTCTGTGTCGTTTAATGTGCCATCACCTTCCAAATTCCATGTGAATTTTGAAACCTGGCCATCTGAACCGTCAAACTGAGTAGATGTGAAAAAGCAATCTCCTGACATTCTCACAAGCTCACCGGCTGTAAATGATTCAAAAGCCTTGTTTCTAAGGATAAATTCACACCTTGTCCTGTCAAGCTGAAAGGCTAAAGCCTCGTTATAGCTCAACTCACTTACTGTTGGATCTGCATTAAATACGGCAGTACCGTTTAATTTAAAGTCTGCCACCTGCACACCCTTAAAAGTGCCGCACTTAGTCTTTGAGGTGTTAACGTCATTTGATACGTCTAAAAAAACTGTTTCCTCACATACCATTGTCTTAAAGTCGCCGGTATTTTTCTGCCTGATGAGTAACTCTATGTCACCCCCCTGAATTGTTGTTGCCATTGCTGTCTATTTTTATTGTTGAAATACGTATTGGTTCCATCTTGAAACTTTCCTGTAATATTTTTTCACACCGTCAAACTCATACAGATAGCCAAAATCTTCCCTTTCTAAATTGTGTATCTGTAATCCTGACGGCTTGGTTAATTCGTTTTGTCTTGTGGGTAGTATTAGCTGACAGATAGCGTTATCAATCGTTTCACATACTGACCTATCAATATTGTTCTCGAATGTTGTGACTATATCAGTGATCACAACTATATTATCTGCGAAATACTGCTTAGTGTTGTCACTTGCACCACCCTCAGCCCTTAGTAGTACATAATTCACACTTGGGTTTTCAGGGGCATCTTCAACATAAACCTCAACGCCTGTTCCTACCTGACCATTTAGCAGGTTATACCATGCGGTTATAATATCGTTGGTAGTAGCTTTCACAGTTTGGTATTATCCAGTACGTTGTTTATGTTTTTAATCAGCATCTTTTCAATCACACTCCTTTGCTTAAAGAAGAACGGTCTTGGTATTATCCCGCCGTTTTTTCTTATTCCTCTTCCCTTAAACTGAATAGCATACTCGGCTAATTCTCCAGGCACATCTACTTTTGTTACTGTTCCCCACTCGATATAGGGTGAATAGTTAGCGTTACTTATTACACTTGCACCCCATGACGGTGAAATATCAGCCGTTATCCCTTGCCTTAGTGTACCTCCATTTTCACCTTTAAAAACAGGCGCATCCCTTTTAGAGAATTCAACCCACTTTTGCGCAGCGTCTTTAATCTCACCTAATACTTCTTTGTGTACCTCTTTTGATACATTATTAAGCCTTGCCTGTAATTCTTTAACGCCTGCTATGTTTATCTTAAAATTCAATTACCCCTTGCCTCTGCTGTTATGATCCAGTAAAATCTTTTTTCGTTATCTTTCTCTATACTGCTAACACTATACCTTTTACCCTCGTAAGTCAGTTTCCAGTTCCCCGTTGGTTTGAAGTCAGGCCTAAACCTTACTTTAAACTGTTTCGTCTGATTTATAGCCGTTCTCCCTTGTGCATTCGCCTTACTTGATGAAGAACTTAAAACATCTGCCCATACGTTATATTTAGTCACCGATTCAGTCCAACCGTTGGCCGTTCTTGTTGATACCCATTTCTCAAGTCTTATCTTACTCATTAAGCCAGCCATGTCCAAGCTCTTTTAAACGGTGCTACCGTATGTTTAGCCCTTGCGCCCAATACACCTATTATCCTGTTCTCGTACCAATCAGCAACCTGCTGCATTATCGCTAATCTTATTTCATCCGGGCAATCCTCATAGCCAGCATCGTAAATAGCCGTCATTTTATCGCTCATTGGTTCTTCTAAATGCAGGAAATCAAAGCCCCTTGTAACTATCACAGATTCACCGTAGGCAGTACCTTCTTTATCCGTTAAACTTGTGAAATCCTGAATAGGACCGTAAGGAAGTTCTATATCACCGGCATTATTGGTTAGTAATACCTTCCATGTATGGAATACAACAGATACACCGCAATACTTTTCTATCTTTTGCCTTGCGGCACTTATCATCGTATTTATCAGTGTATCATCAAAAGCAAAATCACTAAGGCTCTCAGTTGTGCTTTCTTCCTCATCAACAAAACCCTCCAATCTCAGGTAATCCTTCATTTCCTGCAATGTTACAGGCTCTTCCGGTAATCCTGATTCAGTAGTTATGTCCTTAATATCGTATATCAGATTCTGGTTATTCATCTTGCTTTTTTAAATAGGGGAGAGGGATAACCCTCCCCCCGCCTATACTAACCCACAACCACACTCTTAGCTTTCAAGGCCAGTCTGTGCATCACTGAAATCACCGTAGATGATTCTGTCGGCACGATCAGCAGCCATTGATATTCTTTCTTCAATTACCACAGTAACAAGGTTCTTAATTGCATCGTCCTGATCCTGGTCGAAGAAACGAACTGACAATGGAGTACGAACGGCCATTTTAACCTTAGTAAAGTCACCGAGATAAAACTTGTCACCGCTAACTGATGTATGAGGAACGATAAGCGTTCCAAACAGGTTAGGGATGATCTGAGAAGGCGCACCAAATACATAGTTGCCATCGGCGTCTTTGGTCAGCACCAAAGCAGCGTATTGAGTAGGATGTAACAAAACAGCATTGGCAATACTTGACGGATTGGTATTCCGTAACTGTGTCCAAGCGGCAACCATTACATCATAGTTATTCGCTTCGATAGTACCTGTAAAGATTCCTGATAATCCTGAAGGAGCAGAATAAGCAGTACTATTAAAAGTCTGGTTAAGACCTAAGAACTCACCACCGGCGTTATTGGTCAACAGTTTGGTATCTTCCAAAGCCAACAGCTCTTCCACACCTACACCGCTAATCTCTGACTGCATCCATGCAATGTCTTGCAGGTACTCTTCAGGGACTTTGTAGAAATGTGCAATCTTAGTGTAAGGAACCACGGTCTTTACCCAATCACGATCTGACTGAGGCTTTGCAGCACCGGCACCAACACTTGTAGGCGCACCTTCGCCACCGTTATCCCTTACAACGTATGTATCCTGTCCGATAGGGGCAGGTACTACACGGCACAGGTCACGGATGTGTCTTACTTCGTAACCCTTACGGCCCGGCTCCCACAATGCAGAACCATGCTGAAATGCAGGTGTACCGCTTACACTCAGGTTAGAGTTTGCACCGATGTTCCCTACGTCCTTAATTTCAAAGGCAATCGGAGTTCTATTCTTGCTGTAATTAGCAAGTTTGTCTTTGTTCTCTTCAAAAGCCTTTGTGATTGAATTGCCTGTTTTTACTTCCAGTTTCTTAGCATTGGCGATCTGCTCATCAATCCACTTCTGATTTTCGGCCATTGCTTTCTCAGCGTCAACCTTAAACTTTTTCAGGTCGCTAAGTTCGCCTTCGTACTTTTCAGCCAACTTCTTTTCAGCTACTTCCAGATGACCTTTGATCTGGTCAGCAGCCCTTGTACCCATCTTACTTTCTACCTCTGACAAAGCACCTTTCAGGGCTTCCATTTCTTCAGGGGTAAATCCTTTCTTTTCACTCATTGTTAATAATTTTACGTTAAACCAATTTTGTTATTATGCTCCAATCTCTACTGCTCGGCTCATTCTCTTGAGTGGTAATAACCGGCTCCTGTATGAGTGATTTCAGTTCTTTTATTTTGTTTTCGATTAGATTAAACCTTTCGTCCGAATACTTGCCTTTTCTTAACATCAGGTCAAGTAATTGCAAAGCATCTTCATTTGACTTTGCCTCTTTGATACCCAACATAGGGGTATCTTCATTAGCACCCCAACGGGTTAAAGTGGAATATTCCCATAGCTTCCATTCTGTAACCTCCCGCACATCATCCTTCATTGACCACTTGATAGCATTAACACCTATTGAATGCTCTAAAGTCTTTCCGTGTTCTGCGTACAACTTGTAATCCTCGTAAATGTCACGGCTGATCTGTTTTTTCATATTCAACTGGCCGAGCATCTCTAAATACTTACCGTTCTGCTTTCCTTCAATGGGAACACCCAATAGAATATCACCGTGATTCAGCAGCCATTTTACCCGCTTAAATCCCTCCCTTAGTGTCTTATCAAAAGAACCTTCCTTTGATATGTCGTTATCACTATCCACATTGCCTATTGCATTGGCAGCAACAAGCACCCTACCTTTTTCGTCAAGGTCTTTTATCTGGCTGTTAAAATCTTTATACTGTTTCATACTCACTATTTCTTTGGTATCAATCGTCCGTTTTCATCTCTTTTAGCTGTTATCGCAATCGTACACCGGCAATTAATCGTACTGGCTGCACTTGCTTTTGGATCACCTGGGAACATTAGTTTATCTCCATTTCTCGGATCGATAAAATGAGCATCGTAATCAATCACCGTTCCGTCTAACTTTCTGTGATTTGCATGATCTTCCGGATCCGTTCCCCTTGTCCTCATATCCATTGCAGCAATCCATTCTTTCTGTTGCTCAAATTCAAATGTTGAACCGGCAGCCATCGTACCCGTGTTACTTGCCCTTGTGGTTTCTGTCCTCACTATCCTTGCGGCCTGCGTCCTGCTGAGTGGTAAGTCTTTTAATGCTCTTACCGTTTCATCTACTCCCCATCCTTCGTTATAGGCAGTTTCAAGTGTCTTTAATAAGACTCTCCTTGTGTAGTCACCGACTTCGTAAGTAATTTTATCAAGCAAAAACCTGTACAGGTAATTCTTAATGAACTCAATCCACACCTCGTTAAACCCAAAACCTTTACTCTGTCTTTTCTGCCGTAAGAACTCACTATGCTGCATCCTCGCAAACCTTAACCCGACTTTCAGGTATAAGTCCTCAATCACATCTGGGAGAGTGCCTGTGTCTGTTTTCTCACTCAGGTACTTACTGCCCGCATCTAAACCACCGCTTTCAATAACAGCTATCAAAGAACTAATTGTGCCATCCAGTGCCTTTTTTACTTTCGGGAAGTAGTTTAATTCATACCTCCTTTGTAAAACCGCATTCCGTCTGGCTATTTCCTTTTTGTTCATTCAACCGTTTTGCGTATTGCATCCTGATAAACTTCATTCTCTCAATTTCCTGTCTGCACCCTTGCCTTTCTTTCTCAGTCATAGGGTACTTTCTATATATTAGTTTCCTCGTTTGCCTGTCCAAGTGTTTCATCAATTACGTTATATCCATCTATTGGCTGATAACCGGAAGGAATCATTACTTCGTCCAATCCAGGCTGATTATCCTCGTAATCCATGCCCATCAAATCCAGTTTATATCTCCATGACACCGGCAGCTCTTTTACCCATTGCCATTTAGTTTGCAGGTCATCTTGTAATTCTGTGAATACTGATAAATCGTAATCCACAATAATATTTTGCCCCTTGTACCCCCAATCGTTTCTGAGCTTCCTATTCAGATGTTCCCTGAATGAGTTTAACTGTGGCAAAGCACAACGCATCGTAAGGGCTTTCTCTCCCTCTTTCTGGTTGTTGAATGTTTTATTATCCGGATCATTAAGTAGCTGAGATGGGACACCGTAAACATTGCAGAACCTTCTTAAACTCCATTGCTCGCTTTCAACTATTCCCAAGTCAACAGGGGAGAGGCCGATGTCTATTGAGTTCATCCGATAGCCAGATGTGGCAACCTTGTTCGCATTATAACTACCCGAATACTCCCGACCCTGAATTATGGCCTTTATCTGTTGGGCTTGTTGACTGGCTACCTCTTCATTTACTAACTCAGGACTTTCATCTACAAATATGATCCGCTTCGGCCCCTGATTCTGGAACTGTGCCGCCTCTGTCTTGTTAGCTTCGTTACTTTTTGTCGTTAAGATTAACGCAGCTTTTAACGGAGATAAACCCCACAAATGATCGCCTTGCGCTGAGTACACCGGATTAAAAAACTTGTCATGCAAAACAGCCTCAACCGGAATATTACTTTCATTAATCAACCCCCATTCTGTCAGCTCGTAACCTGTGACTTTGAACGGCCATTGAGCTGTAACCTTCATGGTCAACAAATCGGAGGGAAGAATGTGTAATGACTGTGGTTTGCCCATGTTTGCCCCGCCATCAAGTAACTCAGCCCAAATTATCCGGTCACCTGTCAGTAGTTTAAATATTGAACTGTTAGCGACTAAATCCGAAAACGTATCAACCCCGTTAGGGCTTTCCAGTAGTGCGGATAACTTTGAATCGTTAACCGGCTTTAATGCTTTCTCCCTGTATTGTAAGGCCTTTTTGTAATCTTCCCCGCTTATTTCTTTTCTCTGGATTAACCCGAAGTACTTTTTAGCAGCTTCGTCATCTACGACCTTATACTGACCCCAGGGAGCTATCCTTACTTTATCAGAAATGAGATTGACGATAGCGTAAATAAGATCGTTAACGGTATATCCTTCGGTGATGTAGGTAGTCTTGTTGTCGGCAGGCTGAATAAATTGGCCGTTGTATAATTGGTAAGACACCCCGCTTTGGAGTGCTTTATCTTGTTTCTTCCCTAATAACTTATTTAACCAACCCATGCTTATAATTTACCATACCCTCAATCCAAAATGCGGCTTTAACTCAAACCATTCCCGCATCATTAACGTATCTGCAAAATCTGGTGATCTTCCTAATACCTCTTTTACTTTATCCTTTGGTAAAACTTGCTTTTTACCATCCTTGTCCATGTTGTGTTGCTTGACTTGCTCTAATTCCTGTATAATCATCTGCTTTATACTTTCATCTTCGCATTCTATATACAACCCACCATTGTTTATCCTGTCTGCTAATCTGAAATAACACTGACTTTTCAGGTTATTATAATTTTCTTCCTCCATTGGCTTTAGCGGATTAGGTAAAGGAGAGCTGTTATTTACAAACCCTTTATATCCCTCGTAATCTACCACACCACCACCTAAACCGTCATCATCACAAAGAACATTTGACTTAGGTATTCCGTTTGCCTTTCTTATTTCCTCAATCCTGCCACCTGATACATTTAATCTCTCTCTTTGCCAGTATGTTATTTTACATCTCCATCCATCCCAAACGCAACAAATAATCTTATCGCCGCCTAACCTGGCTAAATCCACTGTTATATACTTTTCACCTTTTAGGTTTTCAAAGTCATTGGTAAAACAGTTTAATATCTTTTCGTAGTCAATAAGTGTAGCCGGATCGCTGTCGTATTCCCACTCTCCAAATAGTAACCTTTGTTTTTCAGCACCCCTTAAAGTATTATGCAGCATTTGCAAATAACCATCAGGTAGCTTTTTGTTATCTTGGGGGAGAGCTTGTACGAACTTTATCCTTTCCGGCAAAATGCCCTGTTTATTGGGTTGATAATAGTTTCGGTACAGGTAATTCTTTGAAGGATTACAAGTCTGTAATAACTTTCCCTTTAGATTATAAACATCATTTTTCCATCTGCCGATACTTACCGCTAAGCCGTTTTTTGCCGCTTCTTCAAATTCCCCTGATTCTTCAATCCAACCCCTTGTCATCTGCATTGAACCAAACCTTTGAAACTGCGGATCACTTGGGAGGGTGGGGGCTGAGATAAGATAAACCCTGCTTTTGTTATAAAGGGAGAAATAATTATCCTGCCCGTTATAACTGTAATATGCC